AATGAAAAATCAATTGATATCATGGTGCAACAAGTTTGTTTACAATGTAATGAAATCAGAAAAGATAGAGAAATTGGTAACAGCGTAGAGAAGAAAGTAAAATCTTTATTAGAATTATTAAATACCAGTGGACTTGTTGAAAAACAAAATAGTGTTGGTTCAATTAAAGCTACAACTGGACAGAGAATAGAAGATTTAGAAAAAATTAGACCAGTTAAACAAGTTGACCCATCTTTTGAAGATGTGGATGATATTAACAAGTTATTGATTGGATTTATTGCTTCTACATGTAAGGCATTAGGTAAAACAAATGCTTATACAGAGAAATTTGATGAATTATATAAGGATTATACAATTGATTTAATCGAAGATATTCAAGATGTGAATGAAGAGGAATCGCCTATTTCGGATGTTCCAGAAGCTGTGGATGAAAAAGGTGAATCATAATGCCAACGATTACAATAAAGAGATTAAAAAAGGAAAATAAAACTCAACAACAAATTTATGCAGAGAACTTTGAAGAATGGGTAGGTTATTGGAGAAGTAATCCACATAGATTTATTACTGATTATTTAGGATTAGAATTACATGATTTTCAAAAGGTATTGATATACCAAATGAATAAATATCCTAACTTTATTTTTATTGCAAGTCGTGGATTAGCTAAATCAACTATAACGCTTCTATTTGCAGTTCAACGTGCAATTCTTTATCCTAACCAAAAAATATTGGTTGTATGTCCTGTTAAAAGTCAGTCTACTAGATTTATAAAAAAGATACTAGACTTTTCAAGAGATAGTAAAAATCTAAGTAATGAGATAGAAAAAGACGGTGTAAAAACTGGACAAAATGAAAGCAGTATTACTTTTAAGAACGGTTCTGTTATTGCTACCGCACCTTATAGTGAAAACTCATTAGGTATTCGTTGCCATATATTAATTGTTGATGAATTTGTAAGAACAGAAAAAGAAGTTTTAACTAGAGTATTCGTACCAATGTTAACATCTCCTAGATGCCCACCATACAGAAGTTTAACTGCAAAAGAGAAAAATGCATTGCCATCAGAAGAACAAAGACAATTGTATTTAAGTTCTATACGTGGAGCAGAAGAATGGTCTTATAAATATTTTGAACAATTTGTGCAATATATGTTAGATGGTAACATGGATTATTCTACTGTTGCTTTACCTTATCACTTTGGTGTAAAGAATAAGTTTATTACTCGTAAAATTGTAGAACAAAGTTTTAGAGAAAATCAAGAATCATTAGAAATACTAAAAGCTGAATATTTAGGTATTCCAGAACGAGGTAATGGTGATTCATACTTTAAATATACTGTAATGGATAAAGTAAGAACAAATACTAAAGCGCTATATGCTATGAGTAATGAAGAGTTCGTAGATTTCAAAGAAGATAAGACTAAATGGCAGTTCTATCAAGAAAAGTTACCAAATGAAATTCGTCTTTTATGTATGGATGTCGCGCTGATAGAATCAGCAAAAAACGATAATACCGCTTACTGGATTATAAGACTAATTCCAAGTGATGGTAAGTATAAGAAAATTGTAGCGTATGGTGAAAGCCTACATGGTATTAACTCACTTATTCAAGCTAGACGTTCTAAACAATTGTTCTATGAATTAGATTGTGACTATTTTGTTATCGATACACAGGGAAATGGTGTTGGTGTATTCGATGCTTGTACTACAGAAACTTATGATGAAGAACGTGGTGAAAATTATCCTGCATGGACAGTTGTTAACTATGACGATGTAAAAATGGTCAATAGAACTATTAGCCAAAATGCAGTACCATTGATTTATAGTGTTAAAACACCACCACAATTAAAACATGAAATGTTTATTAATATGAAAAATTTGTTTACATCAGAAGAAGTTTCACTATTAGTGGAATCACAAGAAGCTGTAGAATATCTTAATAAATATTTTAAATATTATAAAATAGAAGATTCTAATTTAAGAATTAGACTTTTAGATTCTTATGTTCAAACTAATATGTTAATTAATGAAGCAATAAATTTAGACCAAGTAGCAGGTGGTTATATCAATTTAAAAGAGAAATCTGGTAGACGTAAAGATAGAGTTATGTCTTTAGCTTACGGATTATACTATGCAAAACTTTTAGAAGATAACCATTTTAGCAATAATAATAGCGATTATGGTTTGCTAGACTACATACAATACGGATAAAAGTAAGAAAGGAGAGATAATTTGGCTGACAACGATGGAAAACTAACAGAGGGCGAAGTAAACCAAGTTTTAAACGCTTGGGATTTTCTTAGCTTTTCAAACGAATATAATAATCAATTCCGTAATACATATTTCACACCAGACACGGTGAATAGACAATTACAAAATATTAATATGAACCCCGTCGAAGGAACTATGGAAGGGATTGAAAGAGCATTAAGAGCGCCTAAAGATAGCGAAACTATATTAAGAAATTATAGTACAAATTTTGAAGTTCAAAATATGTTTTATAAAAGATTAATTAGATACTTTGCTGATATAGCTTGTTTTAATTTAACATTTGATTGTACAAACATAACCAAAGATGAAGAATTTAACTCTCCTGCTTTTAAGAAAGATTTAAAAATCTTAGATGATTTTTGTAGTCACTTTAACTTTAAAGAAGAGTTTCAAAAAGCAATGAAACAAATGCTAAGACAAGGAATCTATTATACTATACTTAGGGACGAGGGAAGTAAATATACACTTCAAGAACTTCCACCAGATTTTTGTAAGATTACTGGAAGACACGATTCTGGATTGTTATTTGACTTCAACTTCAACTGGTTTATTGGTAATTACGGTGTAGACATAAATATGTACCCTAAAGTTTTTAAAAGAATGTATAGGGAAACATTTAAGAATGTTTCTACAGAGTATGAACCATCTGGTAACGTTGATTCAAGGAATAGCACGTTTATTTATTGGCATCAATGTTCCCCAAAAGATAAGTTTTGGGCTTTTAAAATATCACCAGAAATAGCTACCTTAACCCCATATTTCGCCGCATTATTTCCAGAAATATCTATCCAACCAACCGTAAGGAAACTTCAAGAGGATAAATATTTTATTGAAGCTTCTAAGTTATTAGTTGGTATTATAGGAATGAATAAAGATAAAAAATCTGGTGCTGTTGCGAATCAAATTAATATCACACCAGATATTTTAGGTAAATTCTTAGGTGTAGCTAGACAAGGTTTAGCTAAACAAATTGGATTAACCGCATTACCTATGGATGATATTAAACCAGTAGAATTTACTGTTTCTGAAAGAAATATGCTATCAGAGTATGTAGATAATATCTCTGCTCAAAGTGTTGCATCTTCTGAACCATTAATTAGTACTGATAGACTAAATGTACACCAATCTAAATTAGCTAGTGCAATAGATAATGCTTTTATTAAATCTATATATCCACTATTTGAAGATTTTGTTGATTATTTTGTTAACGCAAATACAAAGAAATACAAATTTAAAGTTAAATTTAGTGATATAGATATACCAGATGATGTTAAAGAAAGACAAGATAAATTTAAGAATTTAGCAACTATGGGTATTGTTGATTTTCAACAAGTCTCAAGAATTTGTGATATGAATCCATTCGAACTTAATAGACATTTATCTTTATCTAAATCTATGGGATTTGATAAGAAGCTAATTCCTTTGATGAGTTTAAATAATCAAACTGCCGAATCACAGAAAGTTGACCCTACAAAAAAAACACAGGGTAGACAGTCTAAAGAAGATACTGACAATGAAGATACTTTAAATAGTCAAGCGCGTGGAACTAGCGAGTTAAAAGAGTAATGTACATTGACAAAGGAACTGGGGTGTAATACCATGTTTATTCTTAATCCTAAAATAGTAAATGAAGATAAACTATACCGTTGTAAAAAAGAAGAATCTACAATGTTATTAAAAAATGGTTTTTCATTATTTAGTATTGAAAAAGGAGATTATATATATTATAAGACACAAGAATTAATACAATTTTTAAATTTAGGGGGTGAGTAAAATGAACAAGTATTCTATTAATTTTTCAGTTGATAAAATTGAATTATTAGGAGATGCAAAAAGTAGTAGATTTCAGAAAGCTAAAATATATGCTTTTGCTGATGGTAAAAATGCTCATACTTTAGATATTGAGAATGATGTGTTAAATAAGTGTGCTGATACAATTTATGACATTCCGATTCTATATAAATATAATAAATACATAGGTGATTTTGAAGGTCATGAATCAGATGAAGTCCCATGTGGGTTTATTAAAGAAGAAGAATCTAATCCAGTTGTGTTTAGTAAAGTACCAGACGGCAGAACTTTTATTACAATAATGGGAACTATTTGGAAGAAATATAGTGCTGATGTACTAAGAGTATTCAATGAAGATGGTAATAAAAAGGCTGTAAGTGTAGAAATGAGTGTTACTGATTCAGAAGAAATTGAAGACAAATTAAGGGTTAAAGAGTTTGTATTAGAGGGTGTTACTCTCTTAGGAGATTATATAAATCCCGCGGTTAAAGGCGCTAATATCCAATTGGAGTTTTCAGAGGATAAAAAAGCCTACCTTAATGAAGTAGGCACTTCTGATGATTTAATAAATAATAATGAAGGTGCAGGTGAGTTGAAATTGACTAAAGAAGAGTTAGAATTTGCTGAAAAAGAAAAGGCAAACGAAGCTGAAAAAGCTAAAATAGCTAAAGAAGAAGAAGACAAAAAGGCAAAAATGAGCGCAGACGAAGCTGAAAGTAAGGCAGAAAAAGCTAAGGAGTTAGCAGATAAAGATGCAGAAGCTAAAGAAGCAGAAGCTAAAAAAGCAAAGATGAGCGAAGATGCTGAAATGAGTGCTAAAGCTGATAAAGCTAAAGCCGATAAAGAAGCCGCTGATAAAGCTAAAGCTGATAAAGAAAAAGAAGACAAAGAAGCTAAAATGAGCGCAGATGAAAAGTTCGAAGCTATGTCAGCAGAGAACGCTAAACTAAAAGAAGAAAATAAAGCTTATATGTGTCAAATTGAAACTATGTCTGATTATGCAGACTTAAAGAAATTTCAAGTAGATGCAGAAGAGAAATTAAAACAAGAGAAAGAGATGTCTGCAATCACTAAAGTAATGTCAGATATTGAAAATCGTGGAATCACTATGAGTGAATCCGAAAAGACTGAAATGCAGTCTAAAATTAAGGAATTTTCCTCTATTGAATCTTGGAGCAATTATGTAAAAGCACAGGTATTTGATAGGGCTGAAAATATAGATGGTATCGTAAAGATAGGTCTCCCATTCGAATCTCAAAGAAAAACAAATAGTATTTGGGATACAATATAATTTTTTATTTTAGAAAGGATGAATTGAATTATGGCTACAAATGTTGTTATAAAAACTCGCGTACAAGCAATGAACATCGATACATACAACAGAACTGCTGTTGCTACTTCTGATGTTGAAAACGGTTCTGTATTTAATCTTAACTCTTACTCTACAAATCTTGGAGAAGGCACAGTTTGGAATGCTACAGAAGCAGGTTCAGTATCTGCTAAAGGACTATGGATGGCTACAAGCCCAGAAGTTGTTATCACTAGAGACCTAATGGGTAGTGAATATAAAGGCTTAACACCAGACCCAAGAGCATTTATTAATTTCACTGGTCGCATGATTGATGCTACATTCCTTGCTCCACATGACATTATCGAAATGACTTGTGCTGGAATTGCTGATGTCGCAACTCTTGGTTTCCTTACACCAGCCGCAACTG